GATGATATTGCTGCAATGATGGACGCTGAAACGTGGCTAGATGCAAATGCAGCACTTGACGGCGGTTTTATTGATGCTATAATTGATAATAGTGTTGATATATCGGCTTGTTTTGATGTTTCAATATTTAATAATACTCCAGCCCCTATTAAGCGCAATATTGAGGCTAATTTGCGTGAAAAGGGTTATGGCAATGCGCTTGCAAAAGCTGCTGTTGTTGAGGGGTTTGATATTCTAAGGGAGCGTGACGTTCCTGAATTGCTAGCAAGTCATCGTGACGATGATGTTGGTATTTTAGTTGGTGACTTGAATAATCTAGTCGCTTTTATAAAAAATATAACATAATAGAGGGTTATTATGAGTGCTGAAGTAAATGATGCCATTAAGGCGTTAAATAAGACTTTTGCAGACTTTAAGGCTGCAAATGATGAGCGAATAAATAATGTTGCCAAAGGTTTTGACGATGTTATTAAAAAAGAAGAAGTTGACCGCATTAATAATGCGATTGACGATGCAATGGATAGATTGAAAGCAGTTGAAAATGCTGCAAATCGCCCTGCGTTAGCTGGAAGTGGTGAGCAAGAAAAAAACATCAAGCAAGATGCTCGTGAGTTTTTTGCTGGCGTTAATAAAGTTGAGGATTACAAGGTTAATGATACAGATTTAGAAACTTATCGTAATTATTCTGAGGCTTTTAATGTGTTTTTAACAAAATCAAACGCTATGGATAAGCCTGATATTCGCGCAACGCTTTCTGTTGGCTCTGATCCTGATGGTGGTTATTTTGTTCCTACTGTTATGTCAAATGATATTAAGAAACGCTTATTTGAAACCTCGCCAGTTCGTCAAGTTGCAAGTAGTATAACAATTACTACAGACAGCATTGAATATCCTATTGATGCCGAATCTGGAAGTAGTGGCGGTTGGACTGATGAAACCACTGCTCCTTCCACAACTGGAACTCCTAAAGTTGGCACTCAAAAGATTTATGTTTATGAGCAATACGCACAACCAAGAGCAACGCAACGCCTTTTAGATATGGCTACTATTAATATTGAGTCTTGGTTAAATGGCAAGATTGTTGATATTATGAGCCGCGCTGAAAACACTGCGTTTGTAACGGGTAATGGCGTAGGAAAGCCTAGAGGATTTTTGGATTATGGCACAACTTCATTAACCACAACTGATAAAGCAGGTCGTGCATGGGGTAAGTTGCAATATATCCCTTCTGGTGCTGCTGGTGGATTGCCTGATGTCAGTGGCATTACTGGGGCGGTTGATATGGACGCAATTTTTGAAATAATTGCTGCATTAAATCCCGTTTATCGTGCAGGTGCAATTTTTGCAATGAATCGTCAAGTTGAAAAGTTTTTCCGCACTCGTAAAGATGCGGACGGACGTTACCTTGTTGACTTAAATGTCACTCAAGGCGCAACAGGTTTTAATCTTGGTGGTTATAATATTGTTACTATGGAAGATATGCCTGATTTGGCTGGAAATAGTTTTTCACTTGCGTTTGGTAATTTCCGCACTGCTTATCAAATTGTTGATGGTCGTGGCTTCCGTGTATTGCGTGACCCATTTACTGATAAGCCATTTGTTAAGTTTTACACAACCAAATACACTGGCGGAGATGTCGTTAATTTTGACGCATTAAAGCTAATGAAATTCGCAACAACTTAAGGAGTAAATAGATATGACAAGCAGAGATTTAGTATCTAACATTAAACCAGTGGTTCACGTTGTGAACGCTGCAATTACGGCAACTAATACTCCAACAAATGGCGTTGATACGGCAGGATTTGAAAGTTTGGTTGCGCTTATTAACGTTGGCGTGGTTACTAATATTGCCAATTCTCCACAGCCTTCGTGGACATTTAAGTTTCAAGAAAGTAACACTGTAAATAGTGGTTTTGTTGATGTGACTGATGCGGATAGAGTGCTTATTGGCTCTTCTTTATCGCCAGTAACTACTCCTAATTCATCAACTGGCGTGTTTTTAACTATTGACAATGCTGCCGAAGATGCTGCGGTATATGCGGTTGGATTAATTACTTCTAAACGTTATGTTCGGGTTGTGGCAACTGCTGCAAATACTCCAGGTAGCACGCCTTATGCAGTGACTATGTTACTAGGTCACCCAAATATTAAACCAACTACACACTAATATTATAGGGAGGGTTTGCGCCCTCCCTTTTTTTGAGGTTATATGAAAATACAAGTTATTAAGCCGTTTAAGTGGTGCGTTAAAGGAAATATTCACCCTTCTGATTTTATTGAAGGCGTTTATGATGTTGATAGCGATGTTGCAGAAGGTGCTATCGGTGCAGGGTGGGCAGTATTTGCAAAAGATGCACCAACTGCAAATGAGGTTGAATTGCCACAAGAAATTATTTCAGAAAGTGAGGGTTGGCAAGCAACATTAACTGAAAATGGGGCGGGTGTTTTAATTGGCTCTGGTGCTGAAATAGGAACTTTTGAAGCTGGTAAGGAGGAAGGAATTAATGAAAACCCTTTTACCGAAGAGGCTGGGGGCGAGTTATCTGCATCGCAACAGGAAATAGCCTCACAAGAGAAGATTGCAGAAAAGCCGAAGAAAAAATATCCGAGGGTTGGCGAATAATATTAATAAATGACGCTTGGAAGTTGTGCGAGCAAGCGCACGCATTATATGCTTGTGATGGCGATTGGTGGGTTCATAATCAGGGCTTGCCTGATTTGCAAATTGAGAAATGGACGCAAGACGAAAGCGCAGCAAAACAATATGGCTTAAATATTATCGCTGGTGAGGCTGGCAATACATTTTCTCGCAAAAATCATATCCATTTTGGTGGCAATAGTGGTTTTCAAGCGGTTAATTTGGCTATATTGTTTGGTGCTAAAGAAATTGCATTGCTTGGCTATGACATGCAAATCACAGATAATAAGCGTCATTTTTTTGGTGACCATGTGGGAAAAATGAACAAGCCAAGCCCTTATGAAAAATGGGTAAAATCATTTGAAAATGCTGCAAAATATTTAGATGATGTTAAAATTGTAAATTGCACCCGCAAAACTGCTTTAACTTGCTTTGAAATGAAAGATATAGAGGATTTATGAAATACCCTAATAGCGTGCGTGGCAGGATTAAAAACTATTTGACGCAACATAAGGAATTATTGCAATCGCCAATTTTAGAAATTGGAAGCAAACGATTTGATGCCCCCGCATGGTGGAATTGCAACAAAGATTTGCAATCTGGCGGTGATTGGCTATGTGTGGATATGCAGGAAGGTCAAGGCGTAGATGAAATAGCAGATATTCATAATTTAGCTTATAATGATTGTAGCTTTCAATCAATCTTATGCAGTGAAGTCTTAGAGCATGTGCAATATCCAGCGGTTGGCTTATCTGAATGTCATAGAGTGCTTAAAGATGATGGGTGGATTGTGCTTACCACATTATTTAGTTTTCCTGTGCATGGTTATCCTAACGATTATTGGAGATTTACTCCCGAAGGAATGAGATGTTTGCTAGTTGATGCAGGGTTTAGAAATATTGCGGTGACAACGGCTGGCGAATATGATATTATATTAAATAATATTGGTGAACATCAAGAAAAAAGAAAAATTCCAATTCATATATTTGCGGTGGCTCAAAAATGACTTATGATATTACTTTGATAACATGCACTGGCAACCGCCCCAAAGCGTTTAAGTTATGTGAGCATTATGTCGGCAGGCAAAAAACTGGCTTAAATATCCAATGGATTGTTGTTAATGATGGCAATGCTGATATTGAAAGCGATTTAATTACTGATTTAATCATATCTAAGAAAAAACGTAAGCAAGGAGTTAATAGCCTTGGAAGTAATATGTTGCTTTCTCTGGATAAAATTCAATCTGATAATGTATTGTTTTTTGAAGATGATGACTGGTATTCACCGCAATATGTGCAATATTATTATAATAAATTGCAAAAGCATGATTTATTTGGGCAAGGTTGCGCTAAATATTATAATTTGAAATACAAAAACTATCATGTGCATAAAAATATGCAACATGCTAGCCTTTGCCAAACTGGAATAAAAACAGAATTATTGTTACGGAATAAAAATATATTTAATAGCAATGACCCATTTTATGATATAGAATTATGGCGATTAGATGTTGATAAATATATTGAGTTTAAAAGCGATTTGTGCATTGGAATAAAGGGGCTGCATGATGGGCTTGGAATAGGACATAAGAATAATTCAACTTGGCAAAATGACCATAATAACGTAAAATTAAAAGAGTTTATAGGCAATGATTACGGACTTTATGCGCAAAAATAATAAGCCAACGTTTGTAAAAGTAATTGATAGTGCGATTGAGCCTGTTTCTCTTGCTGATATGAAATTGCATTTGCGAGTTGATGGCAATAGCGAAGATACAGTTATTGCCTCATATCAAAAAGCCGCAAGGAATTATTGCGAGGAATACACAGGCAGGGCTTTTATAAATCAAACATGGCGCATGAAAACAGATGATTTTCCGCTAAGTTTTTATGGTGACATTGAGCTAAACTGTGCGCCTTTATCAAGTATAACAAGCATAACTTATATTGATGTTAACGGCGTAAGTCAAACTTTATCCACAGATATTTATGAGGTTGATACTGATAGTATTGTTGGCAAGATTAGGCTAAAATATAACCAGTCATATCCTAGTGTGCGTGACCACCCACAATCAGTAACGATTAATTATGTGGTTGGTTATGGTGATAGCACCGATGATGTTCCTGAGCATTTTATCCATGCAATTAAGTTGCTAACCAGTCATTTTTACGAAAGCAGAGAGCCTGTTTCATTTAATAATAATATGTATGAGTTGCCTTTTTCGGTGAAGGCTTTACTTGATATTAATAGAGTTTATAATTTATGACCGCTGGCGCATTGCGAGAACGCATAATTATTCAATCTGAAAACCTAACGCCTGACGGTTTGGGTGGGTTTTCAACTGCGTGGGTTAATGATGTTACTGTATGGGCGCAAGTGAAACCTAAAACAGGACGTGAAGCGTTGGAAGCTATGCAGGTGCGCAATATGCAAATGTATGATGTAGTTATTCGTTATCGCACTGGAATAACGCCTAAACAACGTATTTCGTGGGGTTCTAGGATTTTCAATATTCGGGCAGTTATGAATAAAGATGAGCGTGAAAAATATTTAACACTTATGTGCGAGGAAGGAGTAGGTACTTAATGGTAACTCGCAAGCAAACTCGTGGTTATTCTGGTGTTAGTGCGTTGCGTAAAAAGCTACGTGAAACCCCTGCATTGGTTGAGCAATATGTGCGCCCTGCAATGGACAATGCAGCGCAAGCAGTTAAAATTGACATGATTTCGTTAATTCCTGAATTAACAGGAAATTTGCAGAATAGAGTTTCTTATAAATTGAGCCCTGACGGTATGGCAGCGTTGATAGGTCCTGAAGCTGATAGATTTGATGTTGTAGCAAGATATAGAAAAAAATACGGCGTGCTTGGTGTGTCTAGCGAAGGTAAGGTTGCTACAGTTGCCACACAAGCTAAAGTGGCAGATATTGCAAGCGTGTTTTATTTTAGATTTTTAGATAGTGGCACTAAGGGCGCACCTGATAGAAATATTCCACCGCAACCAGCATTAAACATTAGGCAACGTGCGCTTGATGCAAATAGCAGTTATGCAAAAAATCAAGTTGCTATTGCAGTGAAAAAAGCATTAAATGCAGCTGCAAATATTCAAGGGAGTTCTGATAATGGCTGATGCGGGAGTGGCTATTCAAAAAGCGATATATACCGCATTAAATGGCAATATTGGTTCTGGCGTTGGAGTTTATAATTTTACGCCACAAAATACGCCATATCCTTATGTTGTTATTAGCGGTTCTGAAATTATAAGCGATGATTATTTTACAGAGAGAAAAACTGAATGTTTTTTTTATATTTCAGTATGGTCACAGGAAAAAGGCAATAAGCAAGTAATGGATATTATTTCTGCAATAGATACTGCTTTGCATAGAAAAAAACTATCACTTGAGTTTGGCGCAATGATTGATTGCATAGTGAAGCGCAAAAGTAATAATTTAGATGCTGACGGCGTAACTTATATGGGTAATCTTACTATTCATATAATGGTTGAATATTAAAAAAAATAATGTTATTGTAAATGAAAATATAGAGGGAAAACATGGCTACTACTCAAACTTCCACCCAAGTAAAAATATTCATAGGTCCTGTTGCTGCTGATACGGTTGATACGTTGGCAGAATTTGAGGCTTTAACTCCTTATGTTCAGATTGGAAAAATCTTAAACATTGGTGACATTGGTGATAGCGCATCTGAGGTAACGGCGGATTATCTTAATACTGGTAGAACAGAAGTTTATAAAGGGATTAGACGTGCGCCAAATCTTGAGTTATCACTTGGTTATGATGAAGATGATGCAGGGCAAACGGCTTTAATTACAGCTGAAGCAAGCCCTTCAAATTATGCTTTTTATGTTGAGTTAAATAACGACCCCGCTGGTTCACCATCAAATCCAACTCGTCATTACTTCCGTGGTCAAGTTATGAGTAATATGAAAGGTGGATTTACTCCAAATAGCATTTTAACCCATGGTTTTTCTATTGCTAAAAACTCTGCAACGTTCACTAAAAAGGCAGCGTAATGACAAAACTATCTGATAGCACAATTAAAATTAAGCTAGGTGATAAAGAATTTGACATGCACGTTACGTTAGAAGCCGTGCTTGCGGTGACTGGGGCTGGTTATGTTGAAGAAAAAGAAATTGGCAAGCCTTACATAATGAATGGACATACTGTTTATTTGCGTAAATTAATTTTAAGTGATTTTGCAACAATTTTAGAATTACTGCATTTTGGATTATCTGAGCAATTCACAGACAAAGAATTATTTGCTATGTGCCAATCTAGCGAAGGTGGAATAACTGGCGTTGCTAATCAGCTTGCTGCATATTTAGAGTTAATTTCTTTTGGTGGCAAAAAACCGCAATCAGATGATAATAAAAAAAAGACAATAGTGAAAGCATAACATTAGAACAATGGGCGCATGAACTTTTCAAATATGCTACTGGTTGGCTAGGTTGGAATAGATTTGAGGCTTTTAATGCGCCAATAGCGCATATATTGGTTGCTATGGAAGGTAAAAAAGATTGTTATTGTGCCACTATATCAGGTTTTGAAATTAAAGACACTGAGGCGGATAATGATTTTAAAAATGCGCAAAAAGTATCACTTTTCTTAAAAAAGAGTGATGCAGCATTAAAGGCACAACAGGGAGCGGGAAATGGCAACTGATTTAGAAACTCTAACAGTCAGAATGGAAGTTGACAATAGCGGTTTATTTATTGGTTTAAGCCAAGTTGAAAAATCATTTAATAAGCACGCTAAAAAAATTGACACTACCATGTCAACTATTGATAAGCGGTTAGAAAAAACCAATCAATCATTTGTTAATTTTTCTCGTAATGTTACCAGCACGCTTGCTGCGGGGCTTGGCGCAAGGGAAATAATCAAGGCTTCTGATAGTTTTACGAATTATGAAAATAAACTTAAATCTGCAACTAAAAGCACTGGTGAATATAATAAATTAAATAGTGAATTATTTAGAATTGCGCAAGATGTGCGTCAACCATTAAAAGATATGGGTGATTTATATTTTGCATTAAATGGTGCGTTGCCTGAGGTTGCAAAAAAAACTTTTTCTGTTTTAGATATAACTGAAAGACTAGGTAAAGCATTTGTTGTCACGGGAGTTGAAGCGCAACAATCACAAGCGTTTATTTTACAATTTGCTCAAGCAAGCGCAGCTGATTTTAAGTCAGTTGGTCAAGAAATTAATTCACTTATTGAAAGTGCGCCAATTCTTACAAAGGCTATTGCAGAAGAATTAGGATTAAAATCTGCAAGCGCATTGAAAAAGTTTGCTGAAAATGGCAATCTAAACTTAAATAATTTTTATGAAGCAACCATTAGAGCTACTGATAAAATAAACAGTGGTTTTGATGGTATGGCTATAACAGTTGAGCAATCGCTTACACGCCTTGATAATGCCTTTTTGAAGTTCATAGGTGGGCAGGATTTAATTAAATCAGGCACAAATTCGCTGGCAGGTAGTATTAATTTGCTTGCTAATAATTTTGAGTTATTGGGTGGTGCTGCCACAGTGATTGCTGGCGTGATGGGTGGAAGGTTGGTATCAAGTGTTGTTGCGTCAACAGTTGCTTTTACCGCAAATCAAATCGCTTTATATAAAACCGCTGCTTCCGCTAGATTGGTTGCACCTGCTTATTTGGGAATTGCATCAAGCGCAACAGCTGCTGCAAGCGCAACAACTTTACTTTCTCGCTCAATGGCGTTTTTCGGTGGACCTATAGGACTTGCTATTACAGGGCTTGCAGTTGGATATGTTGCCCTTGGAGATGCTACTAATTCGGCTGCAAAAATACAAGAAGGACATAGTAGCAAAATCCAAAGAGCAAGAGAACTTTTTGAAGAATTAAAAGTTGCAACTGATGGGCAAAGAGAAGCACTTATTGCATTGCAAAGAGAGCAAATAAAATCAGCACAATTAGATTTACAGGGCGCAATTGCTGCATCTGCAAAAGCAAAAGCTATTAGTGAAACTAATTTTGGTAATTTACCAGCTTCTAAAAAATTAACAGAAAGTGCGTTGCAGGCAGAAATAGTTGCAAGAAAACAACTTGACGAATTAATAACCGTGACATATAGCGGGCAGACTGCACTTGAAAATGCACAGGCTAAAGCTGCTGAAAGTTCTGCAAAGGCTACTAGCAACAAACTTGATGTTGAAAAAAAACTAAGTGGCGCAACCAGCAAATCTAATAAGGCGATTGAAGAAAGGCTAAGATTAGAGCAAGAATTAAATAAAACTACACTTGAAAATGAGCGTGCTGCTGAACAAGCGGATATGCTTGCTTATGCAAATACTAAAGGTTCAGAGGCTTACGAAAAATTATCACGTGAATTAGAAATCAAAAACAAGTTACAGCAACAGGGTTTTGTTTCTGGCACTAAATTATATGACATAAATAAGAAATTGCTTGAAAGCGAATTAAGAGCCAATGAGGTAATTGATGCAACAAATAAAGCTCGTGAAGAGCAAATTAAGGCTGCTGAGGAATACGCTGAAGCAATGCGCCGACCGATTGAAAATGCGCTTGAAGGAATACAAGATAGTATTAGCGATGTTTTCACCAAAGGATTAACAGGAGAATTAAATAGCGTTAAAGACTTTGCTGATAGTGTTAAAGGTGTTTTTGCACGTATGGCTGCCGAAGTTGCAACACTTGAATTATTCGGTGCTGATGGGCTTAATATTGCTGGTAGCGTGCGAGGTGGTGCGTTGGGCGGTTCTGGTAGCGCAAGTGGTGGCG